GCGCGTCAGATACGTTCAGATTGAAGTCCTGGGGGTGTACCGATGAGCGCGTACAACCCCGCAATCTTGACCGTAGTTAACGGGAATGCCTTTAACGGCTCTCAAGTCGACACGGCTTTCGACGACCTAAGTACTGCAATTAACGGCAACGTCGAGGCCACAAACAACGTCGTCGACAACAACATTCTTGAGTACAGAAAGTTTCATGAGGGGTCAGTTACTGAAACATGGACTGCGACAGGACGAGGCCAGGGTAACGAGGCGTTCCTTGTCGTACTGGAAAACCCTGGAGGCACAGTCACAACCCCCTGGGGCGCAGACCAAAACGCTTACGACGTGCCAGACACTGGGGTTGACTTCTACCTAAGGGAAGATGCCGTTGTTCGTTTTGAGGGC